TCCTTGAAAGATTCCCAGTAACATTTGAGCAAGAATATCCTGCTCCTACTTCAGAACAAAAGATTCTTATGAATGTAGCAGATACTGTTGGTGTTAAAGATGAAGATTTCTGTAAGAGATTAGTAGACTGGGCAGATATTATTCGTAAAACTTTCTATGATGGTGGTGTTGAGGAAATTATCAGTACTCGTAGATTGGTTCATATAGTTCGTGCTTATGCAATCTTTGGTAAAAAGGAGAAAGCAATTGGAGTATGTGTGAATAGGTTTGATGATGATACTAAGCAGTCATTTATGGAATTATATGATAAAGTAGATGCTGACTTTGATTTTAGTAAAGCAGAAGATGAAGCATATCAGGAGGACGTATGAATCTCTGGAAAGAATATAAAGATGTCCTTCACGAAACTATCTCACTCCATAATGGGGTGAATAGTTGTTGGGCAAATTGGAAGGGTAAAGGATCTAATCTTCTAGCAAAGACTTATTCTAATAAGTATCTTATTAAATCTAGAGAGGTTGAGATATGGAGTGATAATTCTTGTATCTACAATAATATTCTTTATCCTAAAACGGGATCAAATCTTCCTTGTTTTGGTATGGACTTGATGGCTTTCAATGAGAAGAAAGTTATAATAGTATTTGATTTTCAACATCCTGTAGAAAACCATTTACTATCTTTTGATGATCTACCAAAAGCAGAAAAGGAATATAGATTCTTTGAAATGGGTAATCATTTTTCAGAAAATATATTTGTAAGATATTGTAAAATGGAAGAAGTGAATGTTTATCTGTCTGAATTTAAAGCATACTTGACTAAGTTCAAAGATATGTTAGAATTGGAAAAACCCACTGGTATGGATACTGGTGAATATAAAGACTTTGATGCTTATATGACTAGATTAGATCCTGTAGGAGGATATCTTGCTGGTAAGTTTGGTAAAGAAAAAGCAGAAAGTTTAGTAAATGAATTCTTATTTCAATATGGTTAATGCATGGAGTTTAGCGTGGGAAGAAATGAAAGGAACTATGGATGAAACTTACCCAATTAAAGTAGATGGGGATGATTACGAACATTCCAAATATTACTATGATTATGATCGGAATGGTGATATGCCAAATCCCTTTCCAGTTGATCCACTATCAGATAATGATGATCAAATAGCACATCACATTAATCTAAATAACGAGGGTCAAAACAAGGAGACTATGGCATCAGACGGAAGGTACAAGTATCATGAGGATGAAATCCTTAAAGATATTAAAGAGTATGTATCAAGCACTTATAATGGACATTATACTGGGACTAAACATGAGTTTCGTAATGTTCAAACATTAGACTTAATGGCATCTAGGGATTTAGCATCCGCATTTTGCCAAGCAAACATACTTAAGTATGGTAGTAGGTATGGAAGTAAGGATGGAAGGAATAAGAAAGACTTGCAAAAGGTAATACATTATGCTATGCTATTATTACATTTTGATGAACACTACGGCAAACCCAAAATGACAACTGGGAACATTGATCACACAATGCCTTAATTATGACTATGAATTTATCTGACAACACCCTGACTATTCTTAAAAACTTTGCTGGAATTAATAATTCTATTCTTGTGAAAGAAGGAAATCAACTTCGTACTATTTCTGTTGCTAAGAACATTCTTGCAGAAGCAGAGATTGAAGAAGATTTTCCTCGTGAGTTTGGGATATATGATTTGAATCAATTTTTGAATGGTTTAGGATTGCATCAGGATCCAGATTTAGACTTCTCACCTGATTCATATCTTACAATTCGTGAGGGAAGACGTAGAGTTAAGTATTTCTATGCTGATCCTGCTGTTATTGTTGCTCCACCAGAAAAAGAGATTACACTTCCATCTGAGGATGTTCATTTCCAATTAGAGAGTACTTCATTAGAGAAATTGCTAAAAGCAGCAGCAGTATATCAATTACCTGATTTTTGTGTTGTTGGTAAGGCAGGTGCTGTTAAGTTAGTTGTTCGTGATAAGAAGAATGATACATCTAATGTATATGATATAACTGTTGGTGAAACTGATAAAGAATTTACATTTAACTTTAAGGTTGAGAATATTAGAATTATTCCTGGATCCTATGATGTAGTAGTTTCATCTAAACTTCTATCAAAATTTACTAATAGTCAATATAACTTGAAGTATTTTATTGCTCTTGAACCTGATTCTACATTTAACTAATGGCTACAAAATCTACAATAACCGTTGAGAAGGTTATTTCCTATATTAAAGACAAATGGCAGATATTTGGAGTTAGTGCTTTTACTATTTTTGTACTCCAATTACTGTCTACTAAAATCCTTATATCAGTTCTTTTAGGATTAGTGGTTGCAGCATTGCTTCCTTCTGATACAATTAAAAAGGTTACCAAAAAAGTTACTAAAAAGGATGATTAAATGGTGGAGGATATGGAAGTATGCGTTGGGTAGTTTCTCTGACGAAAGAACTAAACGATACGACAATCACGTTGTTCTGGTACGTACTTTTATATTCCTTTCTTATCTCATTACTAACTGTTTTATTATTAGCGGAGTAATCCGTCACTGGAATTAAATTATGAGTGACTTTCTCTTTGTGGAAAAGTATAGACCACAAACAATTGAAGACTGTATTCTCCCAGAGAATATTAAGAAAACCTTTAAAGATTTCCTAAATAAAGGCGAAATACCAAATATGTTACTTGCTGGTCCACCAGGTGTGGGAAAAACCACAGTAGCAAAAGCATTATGTAATGAATTAGGAGTAGATTATTATGTCATTAATGGATCGGATGAAGGAAGGTTTCTCGACACTGTTCGGAACAACGCCAAGAACTTCGCATCTACAGTCTCTCTTACGAGTGACTCAAAACATAAAGTCATCATCATCGATGAAGCAGACAATACCACTACCGACGTACAACTCCTTCTTAGAGCGAGTATTGAGGAGTTCTCCAAAAACTGCAGATTCATTTTTACCTGCAATTACAAAAACAAAATAATTGAGCCCTTACATTCCAGATGTGCAGTTGTTGAGTTTAACATCACCAAAAAAGATAAACCCACAATCGCTGCTGCTTTCTTCAAACGACTTAACCATATCTTGGACAGTGAACGGATTGAATCTGATAAGAAAGTCCTCATCGAACTTGTCAATAAGCACTTCCCTGATTGGAGAAGAATCTTAAATGAATGTCAAAGATATTCTGTAGGGGGTAAAATAGATAGTGGTATTTTAGCTGCGTTCTCGGATGTTCCTGTAAATGATCTTCTCAAAAACCTTAAGACGAAAAATTTTCCTGAAGTACGTAAATGGGTGGTTACCAATATGGATAATGACACTACTGTACTTTTTCGTCGTATCTATGATTCTCTCTATGAGTGCTTGGTTCCTGCTACTATTCCTGCCGCCATTCTTGTTATTGCAAAATACCAATACCAGACGGCATTTGTAGCAGATCAGGAAATAAATATGCTTGCTTGTCTAACTGAAATTATGGTGGAGTGTGAATTCAAATGAATTTTCAGGCTGAGAGTTCTGTAGTTGGAAGAGACTTTGAAAAGTTAGTTGAGGATGATCTTTTCAACAAAGATTATAATATTATATCTACTAATACAAAGATTAGTGATATTGGTGTTAATGTTGATTATATTGCTGAATCATCAGGTATCAGGGAATATGGCGAAGCCAAAGGTGGTAAATTTGGTGGTAAGAAAAGACCAGGTGCTCAACGCACAGATAATGTAAAGAAAGCTATTTGTAATGGTGCTCTTCTTAAATTTAAATATCCTCAGAGTAAGTATGTAATTTATTTTTCTGCTCCTCCTAAATCTGGTAGTTCTTCAGAAGAAATGATAAATACTGCAATCGAAGCTGGATTTGTAGATGAAGTTCGTTACTTGGAGTGTGAATTCAAATGAGAAAATTAACTTTAGAAGAATGGGGTATATTATCAGTATTATATCTTGAAGAGTTTGTTAAAAGAACTTTAATAGGAATATACAAATTGTATATGAAATTTGATAACTGGAACTTTAATCGTAAATTACCAAAATAATGAGTAGATCTCCTAATGCGAAGAGGTTAATACCCTGTATGCCTCCACTTCTTCAAGAAGAAACTATTCCTCTGGATTCTGGAAATTCAGGAACTAGATTTGGTGGAACTACTTGTGAAGAGTTAGTATCATCTTATTTACTATCAAAATCAATAAATGTAGCAGAACCAAAAGTTGATGATGGTGTAGATTTATTACTTGAGAAAGAACC